GACTTCAGAAAGATCAGTTGGGTTTCGTCGAAGATGATGAACGCGCCACGCGGCGCCCACATGAACCAGGTGCGCATCTTTTCCATGTCATCCAGGTCCTCGAGGTCGAGGTTGATGACGTCGCAGCTGGAGGGCGTCTCCGGCATCACTTGGAAGATCCGTTCGCGGGTCAGGCCGCGCACGTTGGTGATGATGACGCGGCCCTTCTTGATCGCGGGGATCAGGTCATCTTGGATCGCGCCGGAGGTCTTGTAGGAGCCGTTCGGGCCGTGATGAATCTTGATCGCCATGTCACTTACCTATGAATGGGATGAAGGACATGGAGAAGCGCGTGCCGATGGCGGCGAAGATCATGTTCACCGCGTCCGGCAGGCCGAAGAACGCCAGCAGCGAGCGCAGGTCGCCGTCCAGGGACGAGTAATAGGACGTGATGGTCGAGCCGATACCGATGCCGCCGACGACTTCGCGGAACGCCTTGTAGCCGATTTCCGCGACGAACAATTGCATCTCGAACCAGCCCTTGATGGCCATCTTGGTCAGCAGGACAAAGGCGTCGGTGACGAAGTCATAGACGCCGCTGTAGAGGAAGTCCCAGAGGGATTGCATCCAGGCGAGAATGTCGGAGAGAAAGGGAATGTCCATGGCGTTTCCTCAGGAGCGATAGAAAACGATCCATCCGGCCAGGATCGCGGCGATGAACAGCACCACGTAGCGGATGACGGAGAGTTCTTGGGCGTACTGGGTGAGGCAGACGTCGTAGCGCTGGCCGAGGGCGGTAAAGTCCCAACACGGCAGGGAGCCGCCGCCGGTGCCCAGGTGAATATCGAACTTGGAAGCGAGGACGCTTTCGAACTTGCCTTGCAGTTCCTGGAAGTCCTTTTGCGCCTTGGCGATGGCGTCGTCGTATTCCTTGATGGTCTTGTCGAAGGAGCCTTGCTTCGGCTCTTTCAGGCCTCCCCCGCCGGAGCCGTCGCCGCCATCGCCACCGGTCCCGCCGCTGGAGCCGGACCCGTCGCCATCGCCGCCGCTACTGCCGTCACCGCCGGGCGTGGTGCCGCAGTCACTGCCAACATGGCCCTGACAGGGGTTGTTACCGCCACCGCCCCCACCGCCGCCACCACTGGAGCCGTCATCGCCACCGCCGTTACCGGGCTTGGTGCCGCCATCGCTTCCACCGTCGCCGCCGGGCGGGTTGCTGCCACCGTCGCCCCCGGTGCCGCCGTCCCCACCCGGAGGCGGACCGTCACCCGGGCCCACGTCGCAGCCGAAAGCACAGGAGCCCTTGGAGGTGAACCAGTTACCGGTGAACGAGCCGATGACCCGGCAGAAGGTTCCACCCGCTTCGCCCTCAGCGGGGCCGATACAACCATCAATCGAACTGACGGCGATCTCACAACCGAGGTAATTGATGAAGCGGGAAATCGGTGCTTGGTGGCCGCCTTTTTCATAGAGCGAGCCAGCCAGAATCTTGCACTTATTCTCCCGGCATTCGCCGGTACTGAGATCAAGCTCAGTTCCCTCAGGACACCTATCACCTTTCAAGTAAACACTGGTGCTAAATAATGTTTGGCCCGTGGCCGCAGCGGTTACAACACAATAAAACGTTTTGCCCGGATCGTTCTTCGACGGTTCCATGGCAAACACCCGACCAGGGTCCTTGGAAATACTACTGAAATAAAGATCACAACCGGCAGAAGGAGATGGAACTTTCTTATTAAAATAATCCATGAACCAGTAATAATATTCGGCATGAGCCACCGAACCAAATAACAACGTAATAATCAACAATATGAACCGAGGCATAAAAAAGGGGCCTTTCGGCCCCTCCTCCTGTCACTGATACTGGCCGATTTTCAATCCCGTCAGCAGTGCGGACGCCATGAATGCGCCCAGCATCAGGGACCAGATCACGTCAGGCCTTGCGCATCGCGCCGATGACCAGGGCGAGGCCGACCAGCACCGCCACGGCGGCGATCACCAGCTTGGCCACGGACCCGCCATCAGTGCTGGCTTGCGCCAGAACCCCCTTGGTGGTTTCGTCGAGCAACGATTCGGCGAAGGAGACGTTGGCCACGGCCAGGCCGACGGTGGCGATGGAAGCGTTGCGGAACAGGGTTTTCATTTTTTCCATGATTGGAACCTCATTAATTGCGCGCTTTGCGCATGGCGGAAATGATCAAGCCAGCCCCCAAACCAACGGCAAACAGCCCGATGGTCCCGGCGAAGCCGAGGCGGAAGGCCGACGGGTCGAAACCACCCATCAGCAGAGTCAAATAGCCCTCTGCCTCAGGCGGCAGCAGGTAGGTCTGTATCCACTCAAGGTGCGTACAGCCAACCGTGCCGTCCGCGTTCTGGACCCAGGTCTTGCACACTTGAACCGATACAGAGCCTTCCATTCGTGCAGTCCTCAAACAGCCAGGGAGGCCGCTAGGCCGTCGATCCAGCCCCAGGCGTAGCCGGTGGCCAGACCTACCGCGAACAGCGAGAGATAGCGGAGCATCGCGGCCTCCTACGGCTTACGCCTTGGCGTCCGGGGACTTGTCTTGTTTGTCCTGGCCCTGCGGCTGCTGGGCCGGGCGCGGGGCTTGGGCCTGTGCTTGCGGGCGGGCCGGGGCTTGGGCGGTCGGCGCCATCGGCTTGCCGCCCACGGCCAGCAGATCCACGAGGACCTGGGTATTGGTGATCCGGCCGAAACGGTCTTGGGTCGGGCGGACCACGCTGGCGAACTTGCAGAGCACCGGCTGGCCTTCGAAGACGATGGCGTCCAGCAGGGTCGGCTCGATGTTGTATTCGCTGATCTCGAAGCCCTTGGCGTTGCCACGGGCACCTTCCGGGATCGGGGCGATGGACTGGACCGAGGCGTAGATTTCCCCGGTCTTGGTCGAGGTATAGGTGTCAGTCTTGGTGACCCACAGTTCGACGACGCCGCCTTGGGTTGCAAACATGTTCATCAGTGTTTCTCCTTCAATTCGCCTTTTTCGGCGTGAGTTAGCCCGCTGCTGCAAATTCGGCTGTTTCGCCTTCATTCAGCGGTGTTGGGTGAAAGTGATGTGTGGGGCGATCCCTTCGGGCCGGGCTCTATTCGCTAGCGAACCAAACCAACCACGGGTGTTCGTCTCGGCCCATTCGGGTAACGATCCCTATCGCAACGTCGTCGCCGACGGCCAAGGGGAACGCTTCCCCTTGGAACCCGCAGAGCAACACCAAGGGCTCTGCCCTTGTCATCCCGCTCTTGCCGCTGAGGGCTCGGGAGCGCGGGGCGGAGAAGCTGCCCCACACTCCCCAGCGGAGGCTGTTTCAGGGGGGAGGCGTTCAAGGGTGCGCTGCGCCCGTGCTTCCGTTCGCCGGAACGGTGAAGCTGTTCCGACGAGCCGGGAGCGCGGCCCTTGACCGGATCGGCCACGGTGCGGGCGGCCCGGATCAGGCAGAGCAGGAGCAGCGCTTTCAGGGTCTTAGCGAGCATGAGTCAGCCCTCCAGTTGGAATGCTTCGCGCACGGGCACGAAGGGCGTAGGTTTCCCGCTGTCGTACACAACGTGCCAGTACTTCGGCGGACGCCGGGGCGGGTCGTGTTTCGCGCAGAAGGAACGGGGACGGCAGAACCAGCGGCCACCTTCCAGATAGGGCAGCCCAGGGGGCCGGCAGTCCGGACACGGCGACGGGCTGTGCAATGGGATGGCCTGCCTTGCGGACCAGCACACAGAGCAGGCGCAGTCCGGGGCGTGGGTTTGGCGTAGGTAATAGGGACTGGCGGCCATGGCTCATTTCTGCCCCCTACGGCCACAGCGATAGTCTTCAATCGCCCGACGGAGCCAAGCATTCTCGATCTGGTCGATATCGACAGTCAGGCCGCCCCAGGTCACGACCCTGCCGGAGACGCTGCCGACGATGCCCGCGAAGCAGAATTGAAAGGCGTCCATCACTCCTCCTTTCATGCTGTCCACTCCTGTTCCAACAGCCAGTTGCGCAGCAGCGCGCTATTCACCATGCGTAGCTTTCCGAGCTTCACGGACGGCAGCACACCCCGGTAAACCCAGGCGCGGGCAGTGCCATAGCTAATGCCGTTGCGCTCCGCCCACCGTTCGATGGACTCCACATCCTGTTGCGGCCCTATCAGGGCGCCGGGGTTCAGCTCTTCCAATTCCATGACATAACTCCATTCCACGAAAGGGATCACGGTGGTCCCAAAACAATAGGACCACGGTGGTCCCATTGCTGTCAAGACCACGGTGATCCATGATCGCGTACATGAGCAGAGAAGACCCCCAATTCAAACTGCGTATGCCTGCAGAGCTGCGTGCCAGAGCAGAGCAAGCTGCAAATGCTTCTGGAAGATCCCTTAATGCCGAGCTTGTTGCCCGATTGGAAACGAGCTTTCTACCTATTGGTGCCCCAGAAACATTAATCACCGCATCGAAGGCGCGGGAGTTGGCATCCATGGCTAGAGCTGGTATCCCTGAAGAAATTCGCCGACGTACACTGATTGCAATAAACCGGGCGGTTACTCTCGGTCACAGTTCGGCAAGCATTGATTTAAAAGACTTAAAACTTGATGACGGGCTTGGTGACGAAGAGTTGGAAGAGCTTTTCAAAGACGTAAGCAAAGAATTAATCGAAGCTGGATATGAAATAGAAATTGATGGCGGCTCTTGGATTTGGGTAAAATTTTGAGCCACGGATAAATTAGTGCCTTGCTAGCCTTTGGACAAGCAAATGGTTAAATGGAATTTAACTAATGGTGGTGAAGTATCCTGACCCTCTTCTCGAGGTAAGGGCTTGTTGCATAGAGAGCCCTCCATTCACCTCACTATGTGTTGGTTATGAGGGGGGGGTATGGCGTTCGAAAGCTTTGGCCGACCACTTATTCCAGTGGATTCCTTATGTTGCTCTTGATCAAGAAAGCCAGCTTTCCATGGGATCGCATAATTTCCTTGAGCTTCTCCAAAGAGCTACAGCGCATATTTACAATACCAAAAAGACTGAAAACAGAGGTGAGATCGGAGAAATCCTTCTACACATCGCATGCGTTACTAGCTTCAACACCTCACCCATACTTTGCAAGCTAATATTAAAAACCTCTTCAAACGATACCGTTAAAGGTTTTGATGGGGTTCACGTCCTAGTAAAAGACGATAAAGTTGAACTCTGGCTTGGAGAGTCTAAATTCTACTCAGACCCAAGATCAGCAATCAGAGAAGCCGTCAAATCAATAAAAGAGCACATACTTCCAGATTTCCTCAACACAGAAAAGGCCATGATCATCGGACATATCGGCCATAACATTCCAAAAAAAGAAGAGATAACTCGCTTATTCAAAAGACAAACATCCTCCGATGAGCTTCTGAGAATATCAGTATTCCCTATCCTCATAGCATATGAGAGCAAGAGCGTTGCCTCCTTTACAGAGCTAACAGATCGATACTACGAAGAGCTTCTGATCGAATCGGAAGCTCTGAGACAGTATTTCGCTGATCAATCAAAGAACATGCCACTGCGCTTTCAGATAATTTTTGTCCCCATAGAAAGCAAATCAGATGTAATTTCAAAATTTGACAAGCGACTGGAGTCATTTTCATGAGCATTCTTGAGGAACTAAAAAACCTTAAGCAAAGTGACTTCCTCAGCTCCGATCAAGTATTTGAAGCAATATTCCTAGCAGGCTCACTGCTAAATGATAGTGATCGGGAGAGCTCCGAGCCGCTTGATATTGCAGTTAGACTATTAGCCGCTAGACAGAATGGACAGACGCCCAACAGCTGCTCTGACGCAATTGAATATCTTGCCGAAGAGTGCGGACTATACCAGTACATAGACAAAAATAAATTCAGTTTAGTTACCCAGTCGATAATCGAGTCACACGCTGTAATTTTGGGAAAAAAATTTTATCTTCATGCAAAACAGATGCAGGCCCTCCTGCATCTTTTATCAGGAAAAAATCTGATACTTAGTGCGCCAACCAGCTTTGGAAAAAGCATTTTGGTAGACGCCTTTATATCTATTAAACGCCCACATACAGTGGTAATAATACTCCCAACCATAGCTCTCATCGATGAAACGAGAAGGCGACTAATGTCGTCATTTCGCGAGCACTATACAATACTGACCTCTGCGACCAAGTCATACAACAAAGAAAAACCAAGTATATTCATACTTACACAAGAGCGATTCATTCTTAGAGATGACGTGGACTATATTGACTTTTTATTTGTAGATGAATTCTATAAACTCGACCCAGATAGAGAAGACTCTAGATACGAACCGCTAAACATTGCATTATATAAGGCCCTTAAAATTACCAAACAATCCTTTATGGCCGGACCAAACATAAAGGACATCGAAATAGGCCCTAAGTGGACAGGAAAATTCACCTTCCTTCAAACGGACTTCAGCACTGTATCTGTAAATATTATTGATCGATCACGCAGCGAAAATAGATTAAATACCTTTCTACAAGACCTACGGGGAATTCGCACAGGCTCGTCGCTTATCTTCACCGCATCGCCCGGCTCTGCCCAGAACCTACTGAGGATAACTATGCTCAAGGAGTTTGGGCATGCATCCAAAATAGGATCAAGCTTGGGCGACTGGATTGCCAGAAACTACCACTCGGAATGGTCCCTCGCCAACGGCGTACGAAGGGGACTCGCAACACACCATGGTCGCCTACCAAGATCACTCGGACAACTCTTCATCAACTTGTTTGACAAGGGAGTTATCAATACTCTCTTTTGCACATCCACTTTAATTGAAGGAGTAAACACGTCCGCAGCCAACGTATTCATTTACGATAAAAAGATTAATAGAACAAACTTCGACTTTTTTTCCTTTGCAAATATTCGAGGAAGAGTCGGCCGTATGATGCAGCACTTTGTCGGAAATGCTTACCTCTATCATGAGCCGCCGGAAGAAATTGAAACCAACGTAATAGTTCCTGTTCTGGCAGACCCTGGAAACTCAACAGACTACATTCTCATGAACGTTGACTATGAGTCGCTCTCTGCCGATGGAAAACAGAGACAGGATGAGCTCCTCGAGCAAACCGGACTCACGGAACCTGTACTTAAAGAACATGGCGGTCTCGGCATAAACATGCTGATTCTGCTTCGAGAAAAAATAATAGAAGTAATGGCTAGAAGCCCAAATGGACTAATTTGGAGCGGCATGCCTAGCAATGCACAACGTAGAACCTTAGCAGAGCTAGTCGTATTTGTAGCAAAGAGCAAAAACGAGCGCTTTGGACTATTTACATACAAGCAGGTCTCGTGGGCATGGTCCCAGTTAAGCTACTATCAAAAGACAGCTGACTTTTTAAGCTGGTTTACAATTAAATTTTCTGCCGAAGAGATTGAGGAATCAATCGACCGTGCATTTCAATTCCTTCAGGCGTGCGAATTCAAGTTCCCTCAAAAAGTAATGGCAATAGAGTCAATAGTCAAAAGCCTTTATCCAAAATCGAAAATTGACTATAGCTTTTACGCCGCAGCACTTGAAAGCTGGTTCAGGCCCTCCTGGATGAAGCAGCTAGATGAAATAGGCGTACCCCTTCCATTGTCAGAGAGACTCTCAATATATTTACGAAACCCTGACTCCTCAGAAGAAGCAATACAGCAAATATCAAAACTCAATACCAGAGAAATTAGTGAAATAGATGTAATTGATCGCTACCTAATAAGAAACATACTCATAGACACCAAAGGGGTTGGCGTGCAGTTAAAACTTGCGTAAAAAAACCAGAGAGACTGACAGCACTCCATCCTATTTAAAATTTTAAACCGCAACAAACCATTACTTAAGGATAAGAAAAATGGCGATCAGCTCAATGGCAATCAAGATTCTATGGGGACGAGCCGGAGGCCGATGTTCCATGCCAGACTGCAGAGAGGACCTCACAGCACTTGTCGAAAGTGGCTCCTACATTGTAGGCGAAATGGCTCATATTATCGGCAGCAAGCCTACCGCTGCGCGTGGAACCCCAGAGGGAGGAGAAGATACATACGACAACCTGATACTGCTCTGCCCTACGCATCACACTCACATTGATAAAGCACCGGCGGGAACCTATCCGATCGAATTACTTCATGAGTGGAAACGAGCTCATGAAGAAACTATTAGCAATGCTGCTAGTTCTGTAAAATTTGAAAGCTTTGCAAAACTCCGAATTGCAGTAGTTCGCCTCCTTGAAGCCAACAGACTAATCTTCGAGACTTATGGACCTCACAGTAGCATAGCTCAATCAGACCCAGACTCTAATGCTTACTTGATCTGGGAACTTAAGCGCATCGACCAGATAGTGCCAAACAATAAGAAAATCCTGAATATCCTTGATTCAAACGCAGACCTCATTGATGAAACAGTTGCAATTACTGCTATAGAAAAATTTCGTGTCCATGCGGAATCTTATGAAAGGCACGTTTACCACCGGCTTGACTCGTATGAATTATTCCCTAAAGAACTTTATGAGATCTTTCCATTATGA